TTATGATTTACAAACCCCAAAAAGTGGGATATGCCATCTAGCGGTGTCATGTTCTGGAGACAACTATGGTTACTGAGCGGAATGATGAAGGAACGGAATCCACGGTAGAGGTTGCCGAAGCCCCGCCGAGTCTTGACGAAACTCCGGTAGAAGCAGTTGCTGAACCAGAGGTCGAACAGGATTTGTCGGAACCGGCAGACACACCTATCGGGGTTACACCTCAGACTGAATCTCAGACCGAACCTCAAAGCGCGGAAGGAACTACACCAGAATCAGGCAAGGAGTTTCGCAAGTACCAGTCTGCTACCGATAAACGGATAGCAGAGATGGAAACACAGCTTCAATATTCAGAGCAGGCACGGGCTTTAGCCGAGCAGCAAACCAACGTCAATACCTTACAGGCAGATGTAGCTGCGTACGGCCAGGAACTAACCGAACGATACATAAATCGGGGGTTAGACGATACGACTGCACAGGAAATAGGTAGTCACCAGGCCAATCTGGCAAGAGAAGCATATATTGCGAAAGTCCAGGCGGAACAGGTAACAGTTCGGCAGAGGCAGGTTGAGCAGGAGTTGAACTCTCGCACACAACTTGCCAAGGCGTATGAACTCTCGTCACAGTACGGGATTCCATATGCAGAGTTGCAGGACTTTCCTGACCCGCAGTCTATGGAGCGACACGCGAAGGCGTTGTCGAGGATTTCCAAGCTGGAAAAAACAGTTCAGCAGGTTACCCCCGGACAGCAAATGAACGGAGTAACTCCAGCCGCTGATGTAGCACCTACCAATGCCGAGGAAGTTTTAGATAGATACAACGCAGGTGATGCTGCGATAACTACAGAAATGGCTCGTGCTGCTTCTCAGAAGCTAGGACTTACCATTTTCGGTTGAGGTAATAAATAATGGCTGTACAGACTTCCTCTACTGGGAATCTACAAAATATGTCGCGAATTATGCTCGCGTCTGCTCGTTACACCGAAGAGCATAACGCCCCGATGCTGGGGCTTGTTGAGAAATTCAATCTCAAGAAGGGTGACTACCAACTGACAGTTCCGAAGGTCGCACAGATGACCGCCGAGGACCTGGCAGAGGGTCAAGACATGATCGACAGCGAAGACATTGATGTCTCAACTGTCACCGCTACGACTGCTGAAGTGGGCCTGAAGGTAATTATTACCGACACTCTTCTCCAGCAGAACAACGAAGATGTGTTCAAGATCATTGGTCGCCAGATGGGTGACGCAATGGGTCGCAAGAAGGACACAGACATCATTGCCCTGTTTCCAACACTTAATGGCGGTTCAGTAATAGGTCTTGACAACGCTTTGTTCAACCTTGCTAACGTGTCCGGTGTTATCGCTAACGCCAAGGCAGATAAGTTTGGCTCGGACCTTTACATCGTCCACCACCCTAACGCTGTATGGAAGCTGGCAACGGACATAGGTAACACTCTGTCTACTTACCCGCTTCCTGACGCGTTTGATAAGCCTGCGGTAAAAGATTACTGGACAGGCATCAAGCTTTCCGGTGTCCCGATTTTTGAAGACGGGAACATCGCCAACAACACCAACGACTCCGGTTACGGTGTTATTGCTGATAAGACGGCTCTGGGTCATCTTGCTGCCAGGGCAAGGCGAGAAGAACGTGAGCGGGACATTTCCCTGCGAGCGTTTGAAGTAGTTATCACCGAAGATTACGCAGTGTTTGAAGTTGACGATACTCGTGGCGCAGCGTTGCTCTACGACAAGCCGACTCCTTCTGCTGACGCAACCAGCTAGTTTTTATCAGGAGGCTCTTGTGGCTAAATCTGGTCTGAGTGGTATGACTGTTGGGGGGGTAAAAAAGATATCCCTCTGGAAATACGAAGAAAGTTATGGTAAATGGGTTGAATGCCCAAACCTTCCTATTTCGTACATGGACGTATACTTAGAGCGGGGGTTCCGCAAGAGTCCTCCTGAAGCTAAAGTAGAGGCGAAGGTTGAAACCTTTTCTGAAGCTGTAGCATCAGGTCTGTTAGCACAGGTTGATCCCCCTGCTAAAAAACTAGGGCGACCTAAAAAGGTGTAACGATAGACCGAGCCTTTAATATCGGACTATCGCAGGGCTTAGAACCTGTACAAAACTTAACCCTTAGGAGGGTTTGATATGGCATTTCCAGTAGTTATTGCAGGAAGTTATGGATGGGAAAAACAGGAAACTGCTGCTCAAAAGCATCAGCTTGGCACCCGAATGCAGTTTCCAGATGGACGAGAATATCGTTACACCGCCAACGGTGGGTCGGCTATTGCAGAAGGCTTGCTTGTTGCTGCTGAAGCATTGGTAGCGCATCACGGTTCTGATGGTGACTTGGCTGTAGCAACAACTGCTGCTGGCTCAACCACTATTTCTGTAACAGTTGAAGGTACTGCTGCTGCTAAAGACTTGTACAAAGAGGGATATCTCTGGTTTAACCTAGCTGCTACTTCGGTACATGAGTTTTATAAAATAAAAAAGCATGATGCTTTTGGTACTTCAGGTGCTGCTACTGTGACTCTTGATGAGCAGGCAGGACTTCACCAAGCAGTTACAAACGGTACAGACACAGTAGGAATGATGAAGAGTCCTTACAAGGACGCAATCGTTGCTACTGCTGCTATTGCAGAGCGACCAATCGGAGTTACAGTAAACAACTTTACTGCTGACTACTATGGCTGGATTCAGACCAAGGGAATTTCTGTCGCAAAGATAGATGGAACCCCTGCTTTGAACTCACCATTAGGACCTAGTTCTAATCACGCTGGTCAACTACTTGTAATTGGGGCAGATACAACTGGTCCAGTTGCCAGAGTTCACAGCTTGGCTGGAATCGACAACGAGTTCGCCGTTGTAATGCTTTACAACTTGGACTAATCATCTAGGGGGACTGGCATGGCAAAGGCAAAACTGTGGCTTCCTGTATCCGCAGGAAACCAAAGACGTAACCTTCGCCAGGTCAGTCCTCCTGCTGATTTAGAGCGCGTTATGGGGTCGATGGAAGAGGAAACTTTTAGCGTTGGCCCAAACGGACAACCTGTGTATGTGCCTGGCGCAAGCAGACTTAGCGGTCACCAGCTTGACGAGATTCTTCATAAGGCAACTGAACAGGCAGAGGAAGAAGCAAACGCGGCGCAACCAGCACAGGCTGTAAGTAGAGAAAAGATGGATGACCTTAAAGGGGCGTTGAGGTCTATAGCAGACTGGCGCAGAGACAGGCGCAACAATAATTAGGGGTCATCGTGGCTGCAATACAAAGCAGAACTAGAGAACAGATACGCCGATCTATTGCTTCCAATCTCGACCAATCGCCTGCGAGTTCTGCCACAGGCACTGGAAGTTCCACAACAATCGTTGATGCCAGCACGATTGGCGGAGATGACGAGTACAACGGTGGCTGGATTGTATTTACCTCCGGTGCCAATGATGGGGTTATTCGTCGCGTAACGGACTATGCCAGTTCAACTGGTACATTTACCTTCAAGCCAGCAGCAGGCTCTACATCTTCTGATGATTCTTACGAATACTGGAGGTCTGAGTTTCCACCAGACCGTGTCCACGAATTTATCAATCAGGCGATTACCCAGCGCACACCCCGTGGATTAGTGATTGACGAAGACATCTCTAATCACGGTCATACCCGAGACAGCCGTCACGATATCCCGTCCGCAATGGTTGCTGTTTCTCAAGTTGACTACAGGTATCAGTATTCAGGTAAGGAAATACAGAAGGCCAACATAGCGTGGACCGAGCAGACAGACGGGAATGTCACGGTTGCAAAAGACAGCGAAGACTTCAAGGCAGGCAGTGCTTCCTTACGGCTGTTGACAGACGTAGGCGGGTCGGTAGCTTCCGGGGACATATTAACTTCTCACGCCATATCAAGCCTGGATCTTCGCAGTTACGACACGGTTGAGTTCTGGATGAAGTCTTCTACTGCTACCAGCGCAGGGGATATAACGCTTTGCCTCGGCAGTGCAGCTAGTTTGGCAACGATAAAGGAAACCCTTTCTGTGCCTGCCCTGACCGCACGTACATGGACTTACTGCCGTGTGTCCCTGGCAAACCCCGAACTCGATAATGCAATTATTTCTGTCGGGCTCAAGTATGCAACGACCGGCACAAGATATATCTGGATAAACGACATCAAGGCCGTAAAGACAGAATCTGCTGTACATAACAGGCTGTGGTCGGGTTCTTACAGGGTAGACCGTGAGGCGCGAAAGGTATTCCTGACAGAATCAGCCCGGAAAGAAGTGGGATATAACCTTATCCGCCTGATCGGGTACAAGCTGCCATCTCTCCTGACTGCTGACTCAGATACGGCAAATATGGACCCTGACCTGATTGTGGCACGGGCTACAAGTAGGTCGCTGTTCAGCCTTGCAAGGGGCAGAACGACAGACCCCGACGACAATGACAGGCGCGCTGCCTTCTTTGAAGGAGTAGCTGCCCAGGCAGAGAGATCGCTTCCAGCACTCAGGCCCGGCACTAAGATGGTGGACTGATGGCTTCTGTTATAGGTGAAAACGAAATCCTTCTTAACAGCAAGCGTTACAAGATTGCTGGCCCGGTGCGAAAGACCCTTGTAAGCATTGCTGCCCCACGTTTTACCATCGGTGACACTCAACGTGGTGCTGACCCAAGGGCTTCTATCCTCACGCAGAACGACTTCCGTGGTGGTATTGGATGGAACCGTGGATTAGACCCATCGACCGCTGACAGGGCCTGGTGGACTGACTGCCAGATCAGGTTCAAGGGACACGTTCTTCTCCCAAGAAAGCCTACGTCAGCAACCAATGACCACGTAGGTGAGTTAGTTAACATTACCGAGTTTCAGGTAACTGGAGAGGTTTCATCAAACATCTACGCCTTATTCGCAGATGGTGATTTGTATAAGTATCAAAACACTAACGATGAATGGCCTGCTTCCGCAGCCTTTACTCTGACAAACCCGACATCTCAGACAATCGTATTTACCGACACCACTCCTACCAGTTACCTCATCTTTGCCCAGGGAGATACCGGGTATTCGTATACAACTAACGGGACATCCGCAACGAATAAAACAGCTTCCGGGGACAAGGTGGATTACTTTGCCGTCTGGCATGGAACGCTCTGGGGCATAAGCAAAGCAGGCGTATTGAAAAACTGGGCATCAGGTCCCACATCTACGCCAACTCTCAAGGCGCAGATACCGTTACCTAACGGCTATGTAACATCGCTGATGGTCTATCGAGATGCTGGCGGTAGCCCGATTATCTACGCTGCTACGAAAGTGGGACTATGGGCTTACGACGAGACTAATAACAGGTGGGAAGAGACAGAGTTAAGAACACCTTTCCATACGCAATCAGGAACAGGCGCAATAGTCTGGCGTGATTCTATCTACTTTCCAGCAGGCAACGCTATCTACAAGTACCAGACAGGTATAAACACGGCTGTTGTAAGCCTTGTCGGATTCGACAAAGACCACGGCGTTCCAAGTACCTATCAGGGTCAGATACTAAAGCTAATCGGTACACACAACGACTTACTTGCACTGGTAAATGCCGATATCCCTGAAGTTACTTACGATATTGTTCTGGGTGAGGGATTTTCTGGAAGCGACCCAAGCGTAGTTGGCGGCAAGGGGACCTCTACGATACTGGGTTATAACGAACAGTCCTGGGAAGTTAAGTGGACGGGAGGGGATAACACCGGGCTTAACTCAGGCAGTGTGGGCAGCGCGTATAACGAGTATCGGCTCTGGTTCGGTACTGGTTCTACGATGTACTGGATCGAGTTGGCCCCGGACGTTATAAACCCTGACGAGATCACGGACTTCCAGTACGACACAGGCGGCGGAACCCTTGAGACACCCTGGTTTGACGGCGGGGATGCAGCAGGAAACAAGACCGCAATCACCTTTCGCGCCGTTACGTCCGGGTGTTCTTCCAATGTGAATATAGTGATCTCGTTTGCTACGGACTTTACCGAGTCGTATACGACATTAGGGACGATTACGTCTAACGGCACTACGACCTATGATTTCGCATCTGGTGTCGGTGTTGAGTTTGCCTCTATTAAGTTCAAGGCTGCTCTTGCGACCGACGATGCAGACAACAGCCCTGATTTGAACCTGATCGAACTGAGGTGGAGGGAGAAAATCCCGCCCAAGTTCGGCTTCAGCGTCAATATCGATGCAGCCAAGTCGTTCAGGGGGAGTTCCCCCAAGCAGATGATGGATAATATAACGACTGTTGTTAACACCAATACGCTCGTTGTGTTTACTTATAAGGACGACGATTCGGACAGGTCTTACTACGTGGATCTTGTAAGTGCCTCCGGGTTTGAGTTCACCGGATTAGACGAAAGGGCGCAGATACAGCTACAACTGGTTGAAACCTAATGGCTGAAGCTATTGCAACTATCCCTACCCCTGAGTGGTGGATGGGTAGTGGACCTGAATATCTATGCTGGCAGGCATTGCTAAAACTGGGGCTACAACCCGATATAGACTTCAGGTATCAGTCACAGACGGCGGGTGGCAGGCAGGAAAAGGGTGGCAGGGTAATAGACTTCGAGATATTCAACCCCCCCAATATTGCGATAAACGTACAGGGAGTGTTTTACCATTATGAGAAGGGTGCAGCGGTTAGACAGTCAGACATACTTACGAGAGAATATCTGGCAACGCTGGGGATAAAACTTATATTCGTAGACGAGGACGACTTGATCGATGATGCCAGGGGCATCGTAGCTGATGCACTTGCAGGAGTAGACCGTTCCAGGTTTAGGTAGGTAAAGAAGAATGACAACCACATCCGTAACGCTATCGGGATTTGTATACGACAACGCAGGGAATGCCGTTCAGGACGCAGCGGTTGTTGCTTATACGAGTGCGGATAACGCTACTTCTGCTATCTCCGGGCTTACAGACACGACTGACGCTAACGGTAGGTGGGACCTGACCACTACCGATGAAGCCAAGTACCCAATGGATATCAAGATCACCTTTGGGTCTGCTGTTCGTTGGATAAAAGCAGCTAACGGAATAAACATCACGCGGCTGACCGTGAGCGGGGCTGCTGTCTTCGGTGAAGATGCCACAGGTGTAGACGTTACGATGTATGGCGATACAACAGGCAGGTACTTGCTATGGGACCAGTCTGAAGATGCCCTGCAACTTAACGACAACACGGAACTAAAGATCGGGTCGCTCGCCGCTGGCGACATGGTTCTCTACCATGACGGCACTAACTCCTATATTAAAAACGCTACTGGCGCGCTAAAGATAGCCACTGAATCAAGTGGTATTGCCGTAACGATTGGTCACGGCACCTCGGAAGTAACCGTTGCTGACAACCTGACTGTCACTGGAAACCTGACTGTTACCGGGACAACAATTACTGTTGATACAGTGACCATGAATGCAGCGAATGCTGTCGTATTTGAAGGTGCAACGGCAGACGGATACGAGACAACGCTGACAATCGAAGACCCGACAGCAGATCGTACAGTCGTTATCCCTAATGTGGGAGGTACGCTTGCAGTTCTGGCAGTAGACAGTGACACAGCCATTTCTGCAACACCAGCAGAGATCAACCTGATTGATGGTGGTACTGCCAGGGGCACGGATGCGATAGCAGACGGCGATGGTGTCCTTATCAACGACGCTGGCACGATGAAGATGACCACCGTTCAGACTCTTGCTACCTACATGGAAGGCGAGATAAACGCTTTTTCTCTCGGTCTGACTTTTTCTGGCACAACTACATTTTCTGAAACGCTAACGGTTGGTTCTGATGGCACAGGGCATGACGTAAAGTTCTTCGGAGATACAGGCAGTGCTTTTATGCTCTGGGATCAATCTGAAGACGATCTGGTTCTTTCTGGGACCGCACAGCTAAGTATTGACACAGCGACTGACGCAACGAATACGACTTCCGGTTCCTTCCATACCGACGGTGGTGTTGGTATTGCAAAAAAATTATATGTCGGTACTGATCTGGACGTAGCTGGCACATCGAACATAGAAGACACGGTTGTGCTTGGGACGCTAACTGTCGGCGTGGACGATACCGGGCATGATGTGAAGTTCTTCGGAGCATCTGCTGGTGCGTACATGGAGTGGGACGAGTCGGCAGATCAGTTGAGAATAATGGGTGCATCTGCTGATGCAACCACAAGCACAGGTAAACTTCTTCTTGCTACTTCCCTGGCAGATGTTAATGCAAACGACGTTATCGGGAAGATCGACTTCCAGGCACCCCACGAAACAGGCACAGATGCGATAACAGTTGCTGCATCTATTCAGGCCATAGCGCAGGGTACCTTTGGTGCTGCCGTAAACGCGACCGACCTGATTTTCTATACAGGCCATTCTGAGGCTGCAACTGAGAAATTCAGATTTACCAGTGAGGGTGAACTAGGTATCGGTGGGGCTACATACGGCTCCAGCGGAGATGTGTTGACCTCTGGCGGTGCAGGTGCTGCTCCTACATGGGCCACTCCAACCACGGGTGACATTACAGGTATTACAGCAGGTGTTGGCCTCTCAGGTGGAGGTGCAGGTCCAGGGAACTTGGATCTTGCTCTCGACCTTTCAGAACTGAGTACAGTAACTCCTGCGGATGGAGACTTCTTCTCCACGTTGGACTCCGACGGAGCGAACGAACAGAAAACTACAACGACCGCTTTGGCAACTTTGTTTGCTGGGACAAGCCTCACAGCCTCTAGTTCTGTCATTAGTGTTGATGCAGCTACGACAAGCGCAGCAGGTTCAGTAGAACTGGCTACAACGGCAGAATTAGACACAGGTACGGATACTAGCAGGGCGGTAACGCCTGATGTTCTTGCTGCCTCAGTGTTCGGTGAACGGGTGATTCAGTTCGGGGTGGTGGCTCCCGCAACCGACGTTGCGACGGGTGACGATCAAGCGCATTTCCTCGTACCTTCAACGCTCAACGGGTTCGACGTAGTAGAAGTTCATGCTGAATTTATCACTGCGGGTGTGACTGGTGCGAACACGATTATGATTAGAAACGACACCGCTGGTGCAAACATTCTTTCAACGGGCATCGACATTGATACCGGTGAAACTGGCTCTGACACTGGCGGGGGCTATACGATCGACACAGCGCAGGACGATCTAACGACGAACGATCTAATCGCAATCGACGTTGACCTTGTTTCAAGTGGAACTGCGCCCAAAGGTCTAATCGTCACGATGGTTTGCCGCAAGCCCTAGAGGAAAAATATGGCAACAATAACAGTGAACGTAGAAACCCCTGATGAAGCGGGAGTTGTGGGCGCAACGATAGTTATCGGCAATCCCATAACAAATACTATCGGCAACGGTGCTCTACTAGAGTTCAACAATAGCGGTATTGCGGATAAAACTACCGACTCAAACGGACAGGCAACATGGACGGTTCCTGATGACTATGTTGGCACATGGCTTGTGCATATTCTGGACTCAGATGGTAACCGCATGACACTGCCATATCAGACCCCCCGTTTCTACAGCAGGGGTGAAAGTTACCATGCTCACTATCTGCGACCCACCGGAGCAGACCGTATCGAGGGTGTCATAACAATCGGAGCGAATACCGAGAGTGCAACTTACCCCTATCTGTTCGAGGTAGCTTAATGTTTGGATTACCACAACTAGCTATAGGCGAAGTAGAGACAACGGGGGCTGACGATAACTTCACCCTTGCGATAGACCTCAGCCCGATTACAGCTTGGACACCCAGACATTTAATATTTCATATACGGGCTAAACAGGCTACCGGGAATCTTCCCGTTATAGGGCTTCAATTTAATGGTGATACTGCTGACCATTACCAGTGGTATCGCTCTCAAGGCTCCGGTACTACCACTGCTAGTACTACCGCCTATGGTGGGTCGTCTGCGTCCCCGAATCAAGATGTCCAAGTTGGCAGGATGGAGGTTGGGTATGCACAGGAAACGAACTGGACTCACGTTGTCGGCATGGTCGTTGATGCTTTTTCAACTCGTTGCACAAAAACCATAAGGTGGATGTCATACATGCCAGAAGAATCTGGCACAACCGGGCATATCTATCAAGGAATTGGTAAGTGGGAGAGTACCGCCATTATTACGTCGGTAGAACTAGATGCCGCTGAGAATGTGGATGCCGGTTCAAGGATAGAGTTAGCGGTCGTTGACGAGTCTTACAATATTGACGAGACAATCTTAGCCAGCAACGCCTCCTCAAAATCTGCCGTAGCTGCCAACGACGGTGCTTTTAATACCAACAATACAGGTGCAATTTCTGCGGGCAACGGCGACCTCTGCATGGTTGGAAATTTCCGATTCCTCGGTGAAAGACAATCGTTCGTCATGGTCAACGATGTGGCTATAAACACGAGCGATTACTGGAATTCCCATATAGGTGCCACTAGCACTACGGGCGGCGCAAGTGGCACATGGGGTGTATCAGCTAACACCCCCCAGTCAGGTTTCGGCGTCCATCACACCGCATACGCAGCGGGCCACCCCAACGAGGCTTACGACTTTTCCCCGAACATTGCGTTCATTCCAGATTATGCAACCGCTACTCACGACCGGGGGGCTGTGTCTTGGAGTGGCAATATGTATGTCTACCAATATGGTATTGCCGCTTATGGGTCTGCTGGCCTACATAACATCAGACTGGATACTACCGACGCTATAACTGAGTGGCAGATGGATCAAGGTTGGCACTATGGCGATGCCAGTTCAGATTCAGCTTTTATAGCCGGTTCAATGTGTTCGTTTTACAAAGTTACGGATAGCTACAACCTGATTGAGCGAAAGCAAATCACTACAGATACAGCATATTTCGACGTTACTATTCCAGATACTTACGACCACATCGAAGTAACTTGGACTGCCAGAAGTGACGTTGCGGGAGCGTCTAGTATCTTAATGGGCGAGATGTCGCAGTATCTTGGTGACTCAGGTGGCGTTGACACCACGGCTACTAACTACGCTAATCGCCTCTATCGGTTTAAGGGTGCGAACTACTCTACATTGGACTCAACGGGTAGTTATACGGGTGGCCCAAATATGGGTGAGGTTGCAACGACCGACGCAGATGCCAATGTATTTTCTACCGGCTGGAACATGATTTTTGACTACAACGAATCTGTCCACAAGACTTCTATCGGTATGGGCGGCGTTATAGAAAATAATACGACTTACGCCACATGCGGATACAAGGCGACATCATGGCACGACAACGATGCTGTTACAACCCTGAGAATCCAAGCGGCTTCAGGGGATTTGGTAGCGGGGAGCGTATTCTCTATACGAGGGGTACAGGCAAGTCTTCCAGCTGACACATTTGTACCCAGCGTAGCAATCTTTTAGTGGGTGGGAGATAAAGGGAACCATGACAGAATTCACATCGACTGAGGCCGACTTACAGAACCTCATTGCAACGCAGTCGCAGCAGCTTACGAACGCCAACCTCACGATCATCGCCCTGAACAGGGTGGTGCGAGAGTTGGAAGCCGAACTTGCTGGACTGAAGCCCGAGAAGGCTGAAGATCGGAGAATCCAAAAGCGGGGGAAAAGCTAATGCCGAAGTTCCCCGACACCAGGCACATTAACGGAGCGAAGACAATGCTTACCCCCTTTGTCTACAAATCCATCATCGCTATTATCGAGAAGGGCAACTGGACCGAAACCGCAGCAGTGGCTGCTGGCGTTGGGATCAGGAACGTAACGAGGTGGATTCAGATAGGGAGTGGCGAGCATCCGACCCTCAAGGCCAAGGAACCATTTACCAGTTTTGCCAGGGATGTAGAGACTGCTTCAGCAAAGGCAGAGGCCCGTCTTGTCAACGACCTGGGTGTGCAGGAAGACTGGCGAGCAAAGGCGTGGTTGCTGGAGCGTGGTCCAGCCCGAGATCGTTGGTCGCAAAACGTAACGATCTCCGCACAACTTGCACCTGCTGCGTCCATATTGGATACTTTACGAAGCAGGGCTGCTGCAATAGAAGAAGGCGACGAGATAGAGCCGTTGCAAGTAGCAGAACCCGTTGAAACTGAAGCCAAGGTAAAGGAGCCGTCTGATGCCAAGAGTGGGTAAACGCAATTACGCATATACGCCTAAAGGTAGGGCTGCTGCAAAGCGAGCAGCAAAACGAACCGGTAGGAAGATGACTGACACTCGCCGTAAACGGAAAGTCTAATGGCAGGCATTATTCACGGAAGGGTAACAGCATCCTCTGCTGGTACAGCAGTCCGGTTCACTACGCTTCCAACTCCTATTAAGTATCTGTTGTTAGAAGTACCGTCTGAAAACAAAGGCGATGTTTATATTGGTGGCTCCACGGTAGCCAGCAACAACGCTCCTGTTCTAGCAAAAGGTACGCCCAGAGAGTTTACTTTCAGGCATGATGTCAAAGAGGCTCCCGGTGATCTTTCTGACTTTTATGTACACTTTGGGCATAATGGAGATGTGGTTAGCTATCTAGCGATAACCATTTAGGAGGCGAAATATGGAAATTAAATCAGAGCGGTCGCCAGAGACCCCGGATGTCGAAGATGTTACTGCTGTTAAAGCGGTGGTTGATAAGCCTAAGAAGGCGACTCCGAAGAAGAAGGCTGTGGTCAAACGCAAGAAGGCGACTGCGAGAAGCAAACGACCAAAGCAAGCTGCTGAACCAGTAGTCAAAGAGACT